TTGCAGTTTCGGCGCTTGAAATGGCTTCTTCTTTTTCAGTAATTGTTGCTTCCAATTTAGCAATCTCGGATGCAGATTCTTCTAATTTTTTAGTAATCTTAGCAACTTCAGTACCTTCACTTAGTTGTGAGGTCATAAATTCGCCAGCGAATGTTTCAAAAATCTTACGGCCAAACTCGTTTTCTTTAGCCGCTTGGATGTCCTCTTTAAGAACAGCCAATTCAGAACGTAAAGCAGTATCAATTGTCTTTTCGACCAATTCTGCTGAACGCTTGATAAATGAATTCTTAGTCTTATTAAGAATCTCTTTACCTTCTGCTACCATGCGTACTTTAGTTTCCACTAAATCACGCTTATCATCGTGGAATTCCGCAAGTTCACGTGAAAGTTGTTTAACAACGAAATCTTTAGTTCTATCTAAATGTTCGTTAACTTTAGCACGGTCGTCACGTAATTCTTTAACTTCATTTGCTAATTGAGAAGTAATGAATTTTTCAAGGAGAGATGCATGTTCAGAAATTGCTTTCTTATATGCAACACGTTCTGCGATTAGGGCTTCACGGTCAGTTTTGAACTCATCCATTTCAGTTTTGATTGCTGATGAAAGCATGTTATCCATGGCTTCTACAATCACTGATTTGTCATGTTCGAACTTCTGTGCAAACTCTTCACGCAACTCGGCTGTTATCTCCTCTCTTGCTTCATTTATTTGTGCTTCCCAAGCCTCTGATATTTGATGTGAAACTTCTTCACTTAAAACATCAGACTCAAGAAGACCAGCAAGGATTTCATTTGTTGCCATTGTTGGTTCTCCTTCTTTCAATTAAAGTTTAAGTTCTCTAATGAACTTAACTATTTCTTTTGACAAGTACTTCTGTGCAGTCTTGTCCTGTTGAACACCTTGTGCTAGTTGCCAAGTTTGGTAACCGCCACGCATGTTCATTAATCCTTCGTATATTGCTTTTGGATATGCATCCGGGGCACTTGGCTGTGCCACAATATCGACAGTGATAATTTCATAATTGCTAACTTTACCAGCGTGGTCAACTTCACCAGAACCACGAGACGAGACGCCTAAAGTGGCACCTGATTCGATTAGTGTTCTGATAATGTTGCCCATTGGTGTAGGAACAATCTTTAGTTTACCAAATCCATCAGCGCCATCCATCCACATATTTTCAATAATATGTGAAACACGGTCAACGTTGACTGTTAATTCAGGTGGATGGTCGCATTCACCTAACACTGGAAAGCCCTCTTTAATTCTTTTTTGGACTGATTCCACTGCTTTAGATATTTCGCTCACAGGATACATTCTTTGGTTAGCATTCTTAACGTTACCTTGAACGAAAATGCCTTCCATAAACATATTCTTTTCACCTGACTCGTTCTCAACAATACGTGACTTAACGTTTGCTTGATTATGTGTATATTTTTCAATAAGAACTGTCATTGGTTTCTCCTAAAAGAGTTTATTACTTAGGCTTTTTTCGGTGCTGGCGCTTTCTTGTTGCCAACTGTGTTTACATTACCTGTTTTCATATCTTCTGCTGATGCTGAACCGCCAGATGTGTTACCATCGTTTTGTCCAACTGGTGCCGCGTCACTTTCGTCTGCGCCGCCATCTTTAGCAACTGGTGAAGAACCTTCGCCATTGTCGCCTTCTTTAGCAGATGCTGGAATTGTATATTCTTCCAACTTTTCTTCTTCTTCAGATGCATCTTCATCTAAATCTTCTGATGCGGCTTCTTCGATTGCTTCGTCAGTTTCTTCTGTTTCAACAACTTCTTCAACTGATTCTTCCATCTCTGGCTCTTCAATATCTAAATCGATATCGTCCATATCCATTTCTTCGCCTTCATCTTCTGCATCGTCTTCGCCAGCCATAATTTTTTCAAATTCTGCTTCTAGGTCAGATAACGCTGATTCTAAATCTTCAACTCTGTCTTCAATCTCTTCCGCTGGCTCTTCATCACCCATTTCTAGGTCTTCTTCAGCATCATCGTCAGACATATCTTCATCGTCAAACATTTCTTCTGTTTCAATTTCATCAGAATCTTCTTCGATATCATCGTTTAAAGATTCGATTTCTTCTGATTCTTCAATTTCCTCAAGTTCTTCTTCTACAACTGTGTCGCTTTCGTTTAAAGAATCCTCATGGATTTGTCGTGCTTGTTCAACAACGAAGTCATGTAAAAGCGATTCTGCTTTTGCATTCTCTTCATTGATTAACAATTCTAGCACTTGTTCTAGTGTACTTCTGGACATGTTAAGTCTCCTTAATAATCTTTTAATAGCCACTACAATTGCGGCAGGGTTATAGAAACAAGCAATGCGCCAATTTGTTGCAAAGTGAGTTTCATACACAAGTATTTATGGGGATTATGTAAGTATATTGGGAAAATGCTCGGAAATGAGCATTTTTTTCGGTTTTCTCACCGAACTTAAGATATTTAGTAAGTTTTACTAATTTATAAAACCGTACTTAATAATGAAATATAAGTTTTTTATAAGTCTAATGCGCCGCCACCAGCAGGTGCTTCATCAGAAGAACCGCCGTATTGCTTCTGGATTTGCTCATTATCAGCCGCTTTTTGAAACTTTCTATACTCTCTTATCTTTCTAAGTTTAGAAAGGTGTACAAGAGTCAGTCGAGTTTTACGTGTATCTTCTAAATCGATAGCGTTAAACTCGTCTTCTTCTGGCGAATAGTTCTCATTTATTTCAATATATTTCATACTAGTATTTATGCATCTTCGTCAGTTTCTGTGTTTTCTTCTCCAGAAATCACAGACGCATCATCAGTTGCATCACCTTCTAAATCATCAAAGTCTTCCATGTCGCCACCACCATCAAAGTCGCCGCCTGCTGGACCCGGAGATGCTCCTACACCTTTAAGTCCATCATCACTGCCTTGAAGTGGGTCAGTAACATCACGTTCTTCTTTCCACATCATTGAGTTTTCTAAGATTTCCTCTTCAGATAATCCTAAGAAACGTTTCATTGCAAATCGCTTACTAATGTAATCTGCACTTTCAATGCTTGTAAATACGTTCATTGCTACTTGGTCTACTTCTGCTTGACGATACTTACCGAAGTTCTGGACAGTGTTGAATGACAAATCAAAAGAACTGCTTTCAATCACAACACCGCGGTGCTTTAAGAACATCTTAAATTCTTTATCTAGTTCTTCAACAATAAGTTGTTGTAGTCTTTCACAATACTTTGTAAATCTGAACTCTTGTATCATCGCAGTACCAGTTCTACCATCGTTAAACGCAGAACCATTTGCATCCATACCACCCAAGTAACTTGGTGGAACACGTAGACCTCTTAGTAGTTTATCATTGAAGAATTTCAAATCATCAATTTCACCTAAGTTCTCACCACCTGGAAGTGTCTCAACTTTAGAACCACGACCTTCAGCCGTTTGAGCAAAGAAGTAATCTTCCATGATTGATAGTGGATTATACGCACTATCAACAACGTTAGCACCACCACCAGTTTTAGATGGGATTCTACGTTGATGAATTTCGTTCTTAATACGCTCTAAGTGTTGACGTGCTTTGTGAGTTGGCATATCACCAACATCGATATAGAATACTCTACGTTCTGGCGCACGTTGTACACGATAGATAATAATAGAGTCTTCTAGTAATTCTTTTTGTTTGTATACTTTAAATACAGGCTCAAGCATACTTGTACCAAACGGCCAGTATTGGTCTATACCTTCACTTAAAGATACATGAATAACATGCTTGGCATCAATTGCTGTAGTTGTTACATCGTTTGCAAACCTTGAACCTTGACCATCCGCACCTGAACCATAACTTTGTTGCATACCAGATGTAGATGTAGGAATACCCATCTTCTGACTGCCAGTTTGTGATAGTTTAACTGTGTCTGCGGTAATATTAAGACTTTGCATATTAATATCTAAATCTTTAATGTAATATGCTTCAATCTTTTTGCCTTTGCCTTCGTTTACGACAACTTTTTCAACCTTTGATGGGTTTACCCAATATAGTTTGTATGTCTGTGGGTCTCTAACGAATAATTGGTCACCGTACTTAACTGTATTTCTAAAAATTCTAAAGATACGTTTGTTCATCTTATTCATTGAACACCATTGACGTAATGACTTTTGAAGAATTTCGTTTTCAGTAAACGATGGGTCATCATTGTATTGAATGTTAAATGGCAATTTAGTAGTTTCACTAAACAATGTAGAGAACTCTGCAATTGTATCTAATGCCGCATTGACTTCTGAATCCATGTCCATTTGGTCATATTGACCATAACGTTGGGCACGATTCGGTTGACCCATATAGACCTCTGGTAACCAACTGCTATATTTAGAACTCGAAGCATTATTTTGTGCTGGTCCTGTTTCTGCCGGGCGTGGAACACCGTCATATGTTTTAAAGTACTTTTTCCAAGTCATAATTTATTCCTAATTTTATCTATATTAACATATTTTGTATACATTGTCAACCTCATCCCTTAATTCTTCAACTGATTGATTAAAGTAGTTAGACTGGCTAATATCTTCTGTTGTGTTTGATTTATACTATTAGCATTTGAGCCCTCTGCCGTTTGAGTAATCATAATGGTTGATAGTGACTGTAATAGTCTTTCATAATCTGCTCTTCTATCTTCGGCAGTTGCATTTTTATCTTTACCAATCTTTTCAATCATATCATTAGTATATTTTTCAAAATCTTGCATTTGAGAATTACTGATTGTACGACCTTGTTTACCTGCTTTTGTGAAGTCTTGGGCAGACCTACCATCATTACTTAGTACATTTGTTCCAAACACACTACCAACTCCGTCGAATACAAATGCTGGAAACTGAAGCATTTTAGTAACAAGTGAGGCTGTTTCTACTACTACTTGTTTTACACCAGTAGTAGCATTACTAAATCCATCAATTAAATTTGCGTTTTCTGTAATTGTATCTCTGGCAGTTTCTGCAAATCTTCTATTTGTTTCTGTTAGATTTTCAACGTTATCAATAAAACCTGGCATAAGGGCATTAAATGCATCTTCATATCCAACTGAGGCTTGACGTTTTGCTTCTCTGTTTCTCATTTCTACTGAGTCTGCTCTATCACCACCAGATATGCCTTGTCCAGCCTCACTTAATGTTTGTTGAAAAGCCGCTAACTGACCAATGAGAGCCATAGTTCCATCAGTAAATGCAACACCTCTGTTTTGAGAAGACGAGAATGTCTCTATCAAATCGTCAATAAATCCAGAACCTTGTCCTGCCATAAATTCTTGGAATGCCGCATCACCTTGTGTTTCTAAAACATTAGCCGCTTGATTAGTGAACTTAATCAATTCTAAACCTGCTTGAGAGCCAGACATTTCTTGGAATTGTTCAGTTTGCATAAACTGATTTGCTCCTGCGCCTAATCTTGTAGTTATTAATTCAGCAAGTGGATTATTCATTCCACCCATAAACTCCATTCCAGCCTTTAATGACGTTTGCATTTGGTCTGGAAGAGTTAAAAGCATGCCTCGTTGTTCATCAGTCAAAGCATTCTTCATTATAGATGCCGCTTCTTCCATTGAAACTTTTAGTACATTCGATGTTGCTTGAACATTAGACATAAAACTGTCCATGCCAAGTCTCTGTTGTTGGTCACTCATTCTATTAAGTTGACCTGAAAGTCTTAAAGATTCTAAGTATTCACCAGATAAGTGAGCAACTTGTCCAAACTCTAAACTAAACTGTTCCATTAATCCAGTAGGACCTTGTGCCATATTGTTTACAAAATCTAATGTAGCCTTTACGCCTTTTACGCCAACTGCTTCAGAAAATGCTTTAGTAAATTCTGCGGCTTGACCGAAAGTAAAGCCAGTTTCAGATATCGTTCTAGCAATATCAATCATTCCTTCGTTCATACCACTTAAGCCATTCATCAAACCAGATTGACGAAGTTCAGATGCCATATCAAATCTTTCTTCAAATCCTGCTCTAGTAGCCTCTTCTGCCATCAATGAGACTGAAGCGATACTTACTACTGCCTTTTTCAAAAAGTTCATCTGCTCTTTTGCTTTGTTGTCTGCCTCAACTGTTGCTCTCGCATCACCCTCAGACATTCCTGACGCTTTCATAAGACGCTCAACTGCTTTTGTAGTTTTCTTTTCTTGGACTAACTGTTTACCCATTGTGGTATTAAGACCATCGAATAGTGAACCAAAGCCACCAAACTTTTTATCAATGTCTCTTAATACTCTTTGGCTCGTGTTTGCGTTTGTAGTATCTTTTGCTGTTTGTTTATCAATACTTCTTTGAAGTTTTGCACCTTCACCAATTGCTTTACCTGCCTGTTTAACAGTAACAGATTGACCACTCATCATTTTAGTTAAGAGTTCAATTATCTTTGTATTTTGGCTACCAATTTTTTTTAATGCACCTGCCATTTGAGAGGCAGTTGCTTCAGTACTCCACTGGGCAACGTTACCGCCTACACCTGTAATAAAAACGTCTTGTGAATCATCTGCCATGAAAAACCTTTAATTTAGTTATAAAAACTTCGTAGTTATTGTTGAAGATAAATAATTATGTATATACTTAATTACTAACCTTATTATACTGTATTTATCAAAGGACAAACAAATGAACACCAATGAGAACCCATTATCCAAATATTTTCGTAAACCGGGAATATATGTACAAATTCCGACTGGTGGCAGATTTAATCCAGAAATAGAAAAAACTGTATTGGACGAGTTACCTATACTTCCGATGACTGCTATTGATGAAATATCAATGCAAAATCCTGACGAACTATTAAACGGAGAGGCATTAATAAATCTTATCCGTAGTTGTGTACCATCAATACCTAATCCAAGAAATCTATGTAATATCGATGCAGAGATGATATTCTTGGCAATCAAATACGCAACGTATGGTAACGAAGTAGAACATACACACACTTGTTCTGAATGTAGTGAACAAGCAGATTACAATATTGACATCAATAGCATATTAGGTAAATTCCCAGAAATTTCTGACATTGAGCCAATAAAATACGAAGACCTTAAAATCTTTGTAACTCCGCCAAAAATAGAAAGTCTAACAAGACTTGCACTTATGGAAGTAGAACAGGCTAGAATTCTAAGTAATATGAGTTCTAATAAGATTGAAGGCGAAGAAGACGAGTTGGCAATGGCAAAAGCATTTGCTACTAGTTTCAGAAAAGTGTCTAAACAAAACGTAGACTTATTAGTAAGTTCTATAGACAGGATTGAAACTCCAGAAAATGTTATTTTTGAAAAAGAGATGATTACAGAATTCATGGATAATATACCAGCAGATGTTGTTAAGAAAATAAATGAAACTGTAAACAATGTTTCACCAAATATAAGTGATATAGCAACATTTGAGTTTACTTGTGAGGCATGTAAACACACAGAGGAAGTCACATTTGACATGAACCCTGTAAATTTTTCCTCCGCTGGTTGAAGACTGCCAGCGATACTGACGTAAGAGCGAAACAAGAGTCCTACGAAAAATCACTTGACGCTCTGCACAAATCTTTGTATAAACTTACGTGGTATATGCGTGGTGGCGTTAGTATATCCGAGTTACATGACATGCCGGCGGGTCACATTCAGCACTTAAATGAGATAGTTTCTGAGAACTTTGAGTTAAGTAAACAGGCTGGAACACCTATTTTATAAAAAATATAAAAAAAGTTACAAAAAAGGTTGACATCCCTTTTCCACTATGTTAGTATGGTCACCATAACTAATATAAATCGATACAAATCTAATACAAATCCCAAAACCTGATACAAAATCTAAAGATATTAAGGCTAATAATGATTCTAATAAGGCAATACATAGTGGAACTGTTAGTCGGGCTGCCGACTCGGGATTGAGGGCGTATATTATACATACGTTCGGACAAGTTGGGTGAACTCCGACACTGCTTCTCGTTAACCACAAGAACTGTTTGTATCGAAACATTCGTTACTCTAAAGGTAATTGAATGACTAGTATTTACCGTACAGAAATGTACAAACCGCAGGTAGGTTTCTAAAACACTACCAACTTTGATGATATTTTATTCTATGTGGATTATTCAAAGTGCCGTTGGGTCGAAAGACGCAATACTAAGTTACGAGGGAATCGCCAACCGACCTCGCCATTGCTAGTGGCTAACTTAGACATAGAATCTGATGAACTTATCAAGTATCTCAGCAGTTGCCCTGTGGATGGGCAATTGTGTCTTCCAAACTATCAAGCAGTTATAATCATGGATATAATATTGATATATAATTATATGGAAGAAATAAATATCGATGAAATCTTCTTTGAGTGGAACGAAAAGAAATTTCTGAAGATATTAGGTCTTTAGACCTATTAAGATATAAACAATGAGATAGCAATGAGTGATTGGACATACAATAATAAAGTTGTAAATGATTTACCTGATAATGTTGAGGGATTTGTATATTTGATTACGAATCTTACAAATGACCGAAAATACATAGGTAAGAAGTTAGCAAGATTTAAAACCACTAAACCACCTCTTAAGGGACGTAAGAACAAAAGACGTGGTTATAAAGAAAGTGATTGGAGAACCTATTGGGGTTCGTCTGACCATTTGAATGCGGACGTAAAAAAATTAGGTCCCGATAAATTTTCACGTGAAATTCTACACTATTGCCCGAGTCGTGGTGCATTAAGTTATGTAGAAGCCAAAGAACAGTTTGACCGTAGAGTGCTTGAAACGGATGAGTACTATAATGGTATTATCAATGTACGAGTAGGAAGTTCAAAGATTCTTACTGAGTATCTAAACAGCGTTAAAGAAAAAATATAGGCGCTAATATCCACTGATATATTCCTATTACATCAATACATAAGAAAAATATATTTTGTACTATTAAAGGTTTATCTTTTAATATCGCAAAAACGTATATTGCAATCAGATGTCCCGAAGCAAATAATGGAAATGCATATTTAGATTGTGGTAGATTCAAAGATATGAGTGTTCCAGCACATACAAACATAAGTGTAGCGAGCCACTTTGTGCGTTCTATTGATTTCGGTGACATGATGGGCTCCTCTAAGATACAAGTATTTAGGTAAAAGAAAAACCCAACATCATTTCTGACATTGGGTTTCCCGCCTTACATTTCCTTTTTGTGCTTTTTAGAGTGGTACGTTAAGGTCTAACCCACCCAACCCCTTTGGGCTGAAGCAACAAGTAGTCTATGTCGATGAGAGAGGTTTAGAGGAGACATAGGCACCTGTTGATTAATATATAGTAACACAAGCACGAATCAATGTCAAGCGTTTTTTGATGTTTTTTTAATATTTTTTTTATATTGAATAGGTCCTTGCTCTGGAGAGATATAATCTTTAAACTCTTCTAATGCCTGGTTGTATGTTCGGTCAAATATGCTAAATTTTAATACATGTCTTTCTTCTTGCCAAGAGATAATGCTATGTCTTTGTGTTACATCCAATAACGCACAATGGTAAGTAAAATCGCCCCAATCTTCGAAATTTACTGGTGCATTATCTTCTGATATTAAAATATTTATACAACAAAGTGTATCTATATCTGCATGTGGAGGCACACTATGATACGCATGTTGTTTATAAAATTTAGCCTTTCCTTTTATTAATTCGTTAATTTTAGACACAAATGGCATTTCGTAAGTATCATCAACTTTCGCTTGTTCCCAGTGTGGCGCATGTTTAAAGAACCCCTCCTTTATCGAAGAGTCTGAAAATGGAATAAACGTTGCGTTATTCATATCTTCTTTTAACCCATCTCTATCAATAAGATGCTCTAAATTAAGAAATGTTATTGGACGTATCATATGTGTACATATGCTCTATAAAGACTTCTTGTTCCTGACACATTCTTGTTTGGAGTTCGTCTATGTAACGTTGCAATGTTGTTTGATATCACAACTCTACCAGATATCCACTCTATTTCTTGTATTTCGTTTTTAAAGACTGCTTCTTCTAATGATTCGTTTCTATATGATGACATTGGACACCATCTAGTGTAATAACCTATATCATCTTGTAGAATGATTGGTCTTTTACCTTTGTAAATCTTTTTTAAATAATACCTTTTATGTGATTCTTTTTCAAATCTATAAAACAATCCATCATCTATTGCTTCTTTGAATTCATAACCCTCTACGACATCAATGTGCTTTAGAGCCTCTTCTTCTGATATTCTTGTAGAAACATACTGTGTAGATGGACATTCTTCTTCAGCATGTGAACACCATAATGCTTGATACTGTGGTTGGTGTTCTATTTGTAAACCATCTTGGTGCCAAATTTGTTCAGTGACTTCTTTAGTCTCTTTACTTGTAATGACTGGCAAGTCTATATCTCTGTTAACTGTTCCATACTTTTCTAATTCTTTTATAAAATCTTCTTTTGTATGAATGTTATCTATGATTTCAATATCTCGCATACTTCTTGTTCAACTCCATTTATATCTCTATAACCCTCTAATCTGTTATAGTGCCAATTCTCTGGCAAATATTTCTTTGCATATTCAATAGTTAAGTCCATGGTTTTTCCTGGACGTTTGTATAATTCTGTTGACCAAAATAACTTATTATACCCCATTTTATCTGCCATTTCAATCTGATAAGGTGCTAGATACTTCCACGGATAGCGAATTCTATCACCTCTTATTTTATATTGTCTAAACTTTGGTGCTATATAACAACGTGAATTGACCCTTGGTGTATTGTCTTCCCAATCGCCAAAAGGCTCGGGCCACAATGGTTTACGTTGTAATCCACTGAACCCAACTATATCATCATTATACATCAACATACAGAAACATATCATTTCTTGTAACTTTATATTTTCTAATGTATAATTGTCTTTTAGTTTATCGTTACCACCTGCTATGTCATCAAGTAACCATTGAGGTGGTGCTTCTTCTATTATCTTAAACACTTTTCAATTATAATTCCTGATATATCATACTTACTTAATTTTATCTGTTTACTATTACTATGATGAACATCGTGTGGTCCTTCTCCGCCAGATAAAAGATTTATAAATCTATTAGTGACTGGCTTTCCATCTTTGTGACCTAGTGAGTTGAATATTCCATAACTCAACCATCCAAATATGAAAGGAGAAACTACAAATATAAGAAAGAATTCTGATGATATCAGTAGAGAAATTATTCCTGTAATTCCCCATATCTTTTTCCAATGCTTATGAAAAAACATAACTCTTTTGTTTGTGTACAAATCTCTAACGTATGTTATAGGAATTTCTTTCACTTTCCAAGTACTGAATAGTACATTAAAAAATCCTATATGTAATGGACTATGTGGGTCTTTTTTAGTGTCAGAATATCTATGGTGAATTCTATGTGCGCCAATCCATCCTAGTGGACTACGTGAACCTGCTAACAACGATAAAAATAAAACCAATGTCTCCCAAAACGAAGAAAGATATTTAAATTTAAACTGGTTGTGTGCAAAATATCTATGCAATCCAATAGATAGACCAATTACGCTGATGAATTGGTACCAAATAAATCCTAGCAATATAATAACAAATATACTCATATCTGTATTTATGACTGACTATTTTACGCCAGATAATGCAAATCTGTTAAAGACGTTAAGTTCTAATGTGTTTTCGTATGATATTTTGCTGAGAGGATATTTACTTTTAAAGTCATCTAGTGACTTGCAATTGTTTATATGGTCTTCGATTACCAGATTGTTGCTTTGTATAACAAGTTGAGTTCCTGGTTTAATTCTCTTGTACCAATCGGTAGTCATGTGTTCACAACTTAGATTGATAATAGTATCAAACTCGTTGATTGCTTCGAATTCATCGATGTTTATAGATTCGTGACCTAGATAGTTTTTGAATGTGTAATTGAAGCGACCACTAACTTCTTTACATCTTGTGTCCATATCAACTTCATAGAAGTTTATAGATGGATATTTTTCAACTAATGCTCTAGTAAGAAAGCCTAGCCATGACCCAATGTATAACACTTTTTCAGCATTACTACTTATTGAATCAAAGGCTAGGCTTGCTTGTTTTTTGCTTTGAATTTGATTTGTATGGAATGCATCCCGCACTTCTTCGATAGTTAGATGTTTCGCAATCTCACTGTCGTACATCATATCTAAGAATTTTGGAATATATTCTTCCATACAATTAATTACATATTGTTCTTTTTGTCTTGGATTTCTGCTCTACGAACTTTCGTAAGTTTGCCAATATCGCCTAGTGCTTTTCTGGCACGAGCCGCAGATGCTTTCACACCCTTTTCTTCAAACTTGGCATTTTCTGCTAAGTATTCTTCCATTAATCTTTGTATTTCTGCATTAGTACTCATATGTTACTCCTATTTGTTGTACATGGCGCTTTCTTCTTCATGTGAAAAACTTGTAAAGCCATTTTCTTTTATTACATTAAGGACACTTTCTACTCTTCCTTGTAATTCGTCTTTGTGTGAAATCAGATACACACTTCTATTTCCATCTCTTGCCATTTTCTTAAGAATACCAAGTGATGATTCTACTCCGTTTGTATCCATGCCACTATCTATCAATTCGTCTACAAATAAGACGTTTATTGTGCTGTATAATGACTCGAATATGTCACGGAAACTCCAACTTAGACCTAAAATAAGTCTATTTCTTTCACCTCTACTTAAGTTATCAAAGTCTAAGTCACGACCTAATTCAGTAATTTCTACTGTTAAATCACTCTGGAATACAACATCATGTGGTAATCCTAACTTATCTAAGTAGTATGCTAACCTAGAATTTAAGTAACTTAAGTTCTGGTCTATAATCTTTTTACGAATAAAACTATCTTTGTTAGTTAGCAATTTCAACAAGAAGTCTTGGTGTTCTAGCAAAGAAACTAAAGAATTCATATGACCATAGTCTACATCTTCTAATGCACTATCACGCATATCTGCAATCTGGTCAGCATATGGGTCTTCAGTATTTTTATTCAATTCAATTTGTTCTGCCAATTTTTCCACAGAATTTTGATGTTCATATGCATCAGATAATGTAGAGTAAAATGTTTTAGGTTTCTCACCAATACTACCAATACTCTCAACTAAACTGTTATGTTCTTTGAGTGATGCTTCATTTGTTTTAATCTGTTCTACTGCTTCGTTCTTTAGTGAAGTCTTACTTGAAAGAATTTCGCCTTGTTTTTCATCGTGGATATCTTGACCACAAGAATGGCATTTATGCTCTTCAATAAGTTTTATTTCACCATCTAAGCGTTCAATAAGTTTAGACTGCTTAGTGTTATCTGCTTCGATACTAGTAATCCAAGATGTTGCTTGGTTCTTAGCAGTTAAGTTTTCATTGTAAGTTACAAGTAAAGCATGTTGTTCTAATTCGTTCTTAATGTCTACATGAGATAATGAATCAAGTGCGGTCTCTAATGCTTCTAAGTCTGTAGATAGTTTGCTACTCCAAACTTTCTGTCTACGTTCAATATCTTTGATACTCTTTAGAATACGAGCATTGGTGTCTTCTTTACCTTTAAGTGAATATTCTTCTTCTTTAATTTGCTCTTTTGTATTCTTTGAAATCTCTTTAAGTTTATCTGCTTTACGAGAGAGTTCTGTGATACCTAATAGTTCTTCAATCAACTCTCTTTGGTCACCTGCTTTTAGTGACAAGAAAGGTTCAGTGTATGTGTTTAGTGCAACAATGTGTTTGAACATTGAATGAGAAAGACCAATAACATTTTCTACTTCTACTTGAGTCATTCGCATTTCGCCTTGACCAGCGTTTTCAATATCGTTGTCGCCAAGTTCCATGCCATCTCTTAAGAAATGAAATACATTCGGTGAACGACCACGTTCAATACGATAATCATTTCCGTTGTATGCGAAATCAACTGTGACCATCATGCCTTTGCCGTTAGTCTTGTTGATTAGGTTGTTCTGCTTAATGTTTGTAAGTGCTTTACCATATAGTCCATATGATAGTGCATTGATTAAAGTGGTCTTACCAGTTCCGTTACGAGAACCATCACCACCTAAATCGACATTATTGCCCAAGACTAAAGTTAGTTCATCTTGGTTCAGATTAACAGCCTGTGTGACATTACCCACACTCATAAAATTTCTTATTGTTATGTTCTTAATTGTTAACAAACTTATACCTCTCTTGCGTAAGTTCCTAATTGTATTGGGTCAATCGATAATTCGTTGACATTAATATATTCTGGTTGATTGATTGTCCAAACGACTAACTCTGCGATGTACTCAACATCAATCAATTTTCTGTCAGGATGTTTTTTCATTACACTTGTTGTTGTTAAACTTCCTGGTGAAATTAGTGTTGTTTTAATATTACTGCCACCCATTGCTTTATAAGTTAAGTCTCTATTGTAAGCCTTGAGTGCTTTCTTTTCTGTTGGATATCTCCAAGTTCTTCCTTTTACTCCCGTATCAGCAGTAGAACCTATGTTTATAATATGTCCTTTTCTATCTGCTTCTTCCATAGCATTGAATACACATTCAACAATCATAACTTGTTGAAACTTCCAAATGGCAGAGTTGTTAATAAAGATATCAAAGTTGCCTTCAATATAATATTCTGCAAGTTTTCTCTGGCCTTCAGAAGTATCTAAGTGATAACCATTACTTCTACTGGCTGTTTCATATTCGATATCGGGCATTGTGTCAAATAGATTGCACATAGCCTCGCATAAGCCGTACTTACGACTTCCTGTGATTAGTATCTTTCTCATAAGTTGTTGTATATTTCTATAAGTATGTTCTTGTCAAAACTGCCGCTACTATCTAATGATGCTAATTGTGATACTACAATTTCATCTATTGTCTCAAAGTGAATTTCAGCACCAGTGTCATTTTCATGTTCATTGCTTTTAACTGGCACTAATGTTACGTCTCGTAACTTGTATGTTTCTACAAATGTATCCTTAATAAAGTTTGCTTCTTCATAAGAAATATCGATATCTAGTGTTATCTTTACTGATGTTTTAGGTAATAGATATTTGTCTGGACCATCTAATAGTTTTGATAACGCAATTGTTCTGTATTTTGGTGCGTCTTTCCAAGTGAAGAACTCTGGTTCTTTATCCCACTCTAAGTACATCCAACCTCTATCATCATCCCAATTATCTGAGAAGTTATGAGGGAATGCATTACCAATATAAATTACATTGTCTTTTACTTGACGTTGATGAAAGTGTCCAGTGAACACATAATCTTGGTTCTTAAACATACTGCCTTTAAGACCACCGTGGTCAGGCATTTCAATCATTGCATTGAGTTTGAATGTAGGTAACTCTAAATGACTAAAGATGTACTTTGTCTTTATCTTAGGAATTTTCTTCCATTCATCACCGACTAACCATGGCACAATAGCGACATCACCTTCAATAAGTGTGTCACGTACTAATACAATGTTAGGCAAATCATCAATGAATTCCATTGAGTTTACGTCACGTGTTTCACGGTAGAATAAATCGTGGTTGCCTAGAATAACATAAACTTTTTCAAATGCCGCACTAAGTCTACGAAGACCAGCAAGACTGTATTTCATTGTTGATATGTTTAGACTTGACCGATTATGATGCCAGTCGCCTAAGAATATACAAGTTTCGCAATCTCTTTTCTTTGCGTCCTCGATAAACCAATCAACGAAATCTAAACAATCTTCGTTGTGTTGTTTCGCATTGTTCTTCATACCCCAATGGATATCTGTAAAACATGCGGCTTTTTTGAATAGATTATTAGTCATTGTCGGCATAAATCTCTTTAATGGTTTCTGTTGGAATAGCATCGTCTGTAATTTTTGTTTTTACGACTTTCTGCCAACGCTCCTGAGATTTCATTTCGTGTGCCAATTGTCTTGTCCAACTTGGCGCCTGTCCTGCTTTTTCGAGCAAGTCATCACGTATGCCTTGATTTTTCTTTTCTATGTTAAGAACACGAGTGAATGAATTGTTCACTACTGTTGTGTAGTAAGCAAATGGATTATCACTCTTGTCTTCGTTAAATTGTAATCCAATTTGTGCTAATTGTAGCAACGCTTGACCACGCATCTCATCGATGTATGTGTATCCACGCCAATTAGAACGCTGAGAGTATCTTTCTACTAGTTTGATATACATTGTCGCCAAAATAGCAGTAATCTTACCAGCACCTAAATCAAATTCTTTATCTTTGTTATAGTGTGAGATACCCACTTCGTTGATTTTTCCATCTACAAATGTATAGTGCTTGAACGCTGGAAATGGCAATTTTACTTTACGGTCAGCAACAGTTTTAGGATTGGCTTTGCGTCCAGGTTCATCTGGTATATGCTCAAATGTCATTACACGAAATACAATTTCATCTTCGGTAAAAGAAGTAGGGTCAACTTCAAAGTCAACTTGTTTCTTTTTCTTGTCTTCGTTTGCATCCCAAGCCAATTTTTGTAATCGTTTTGCTTTGTTTTGTCTTGCCTGTTCTACAGAATCAGCGATTTCTTTAGTTGAATACAGAATAATATCATGCTGATGGTGTTTGTCCCTATCTTCAAACCAAGAATAGTTTGACTTAGAAATATGTATTTGTTTCAACATATCCTTGTTATTTAAATAGTTTTGTCTTCTTGCCATAGTGTATTTCTCCTAATTTAATACCAATTATAACACATATAGTTGACCTATGTCAAGTGTTAATACATTATATATAGAAAAAATGCACAAATACCAAAAGTTCGTAGATAATACAACGATAAATACTGTTATAATGATTTAGGAGTAAAGTTATGGCAACCCCATATTATACAAAACAACCAGTATATCTGAAAGACCCGAGTGGTAGATTCTCTAATATTTTGAGAAGCAGTGAACCATTAGTGGGTGATGCCGCTAAAAGGGCAATGAGGACTAACAAAAATCAAACAATATTGAATTTTCCTTTTACTCCTACAATA